ACACCTCTCCATTCATTTGCGAGCTGTACGACCAAGGCCGTTGCCAGACACGACTGGGGATGATCGACAACCTACAGATCACTCGTGGTGGCGGTAACCTGGGCTTCACTAACGAAGGCCAAGTTCTCCAGATCGACGTGAGCTTCTCTGTAGTGGACATGTCGTCCGTGTTGCACATGCCAATCACCAGCGGCTTCTCTTTGAACCCACTGGAAGGCGTATTCGACGACGAAACCATCTTCACTGACTACATGGCTGTTCTGGCAGGTTTGGGTCTGGCTGACCAGATCTATCCTTCGCGCAAGATGAAACTGAACTGGACGCGCAAGATGGCGAACTGGGACAGCTTCTTCTCGACCACTCACTTTACAAGCTTTTTGGGGGATACCCCTCCGGGGCGTCTCTTCAGTGCCTTCTACCGTGGGACGAGTCGTTTTTAGCGTCATAGGCCCCAGCCCCGAAAAGGGCTGGGGCTGTATGCTGTCAGAAGAACACGTTCTTTACTTTGTCCAACAAGTTCATGTCTGTCGAGTAAGCATCCTGTTTAGCTTTCTCTGCTTTGTAACCAGCCAGCCCAGTCAGCTGCAATGGGTTGTCGGTCAGGCGCGAGTCTGCTTTGGCAGGTGCTTGGTAGGTGATAGGCGTAGTGGTGATCGCCGGAGAGAAAGCCGCTGCCGAGAAATCAGACTTCAGGCTGTCTGCTACAGAGGTCGACGAGAACACGTTGGCCAGAGAGTACATCGAACGATCTTTCGAGTCATCCGAGGACTGGTTGGTAGACGCAGCACCGATGGCCGACTTAGCTGCTGGCGAAGCACCCTGGATCGTGGTGATGTCAGTGATCTTGCTACCGAGACGAGAAGCTTTGTCCCAGCCGTTGTCCACAGCATCAAATGCACGAAAGATGCTCGAGCCTTCAGACTGCAAGTCACGAACCGAGTTGTACACAGGGTTGGTATAGTTGCGGGAGAAGTCATTGAGCAACTGAGGGTTCACAGCCTTCAACACGCCCTGTGCGGTCCCTGCCGCTACACCGAGTAGGCCAGCGGTGTCAGAACCTCCCACAATGGCTGGTAGGATGTTACCGGCCACGCGGTTGATGATGTTCGGGTCACGAATGGCCGAAACAATACCACCGAAGCTATTGGGGATGCCCAGTGCCGTTGCTTCTTTGATAATCCCCGTGTAGAGACCTGCCAAACCATCGTTGTCCTTGACCACGAAGTCGTAAGCGTCACCAGCCACATCAGAGATCAGCGAACCCAAAGCTTTCACGTCAGCCACAGCTGAGGAACTAACTTTGGAGATCACACCACCGATGGATGCAAACACACCATCCTTTTCATCGAACGCTCCGAGGATGCCATCACCCACTTTGCCAGACAGGTCTTTAAAGCCTGCCAACAAACCTGAGTTTGAGCCGATCACCCGACCAATCAACGCAGACTTGTCGATGACCAGCCCAGCAGCATCGATACCACGCACCACAGAGCCCATAGCAGCGCTGAAGTCACCACCGCGCATGCTAGACAGCTTCGTCGTGTCAAAGCGCGTACGGATGTCCTGGATGCTGTTGATCACGGTGTTCGAAGACTTGGCGTAGACGTCTACCGTTGCGGCGGCGTCCTTGGCACCCGACGAGAAGGAGGTGGTCGTTAACGAACCAGCCATAAAAACCTCCAAATAAACCAAAAAAAGAAGGACCGAAGTCCTTCTAGTTAAGAGCGCCCAACCCTAGGGGTTAGACGCCACCTGTAGCTTTAGGTGCTTGCGGATCTTCTCCAAGCCTTCCATCAGCCAATCATAACCTAAAGGACGAATGGTGACTTGCCCATTGCCGCTCAGGTAGTAGTGCTTGAATGGCAGTGTGGATTCGACCATCAGTTGTTTAAGCACTGGGTTCTGGTTGAACTTGTGCCAGTTGCCAGCAATGATGATCTCGTGAAAGTTCTCAACCCTTACAGTCTCCACTGTACGGCCGAATGCTTTGGCTTGGTAGCCGACCATGTCACGCAAACACTGAACCGCAGGGTCTTCTGGGTTCTTGAGTTTGATCCAGATCCAGAAAGCTTCCATGGACTTGAAAGCCCCATAGGTAGGATGAACAAACTCAGAGTACGCAAAGTGCGACGCCCGACGACCTATCTCCGTTTCGCCTTTGCTGTAGACGTTGATGAAGTCGACACCGTCTTTACCTTCGATGTCATTGATCGCATTCTTGGGTGTTGGTTTACTCATACCGTCTCCGCAGCCTTGAGATCTAGCAGACCTTGTTCCTGATTCTGCTCACGCTCTTCAGCATCTTCTGGTTCGTCTTCCAACTCGCCTTCGATTTCAGGTTCAGCAGTGTCTTCCAACATTTGTTGCATTGAGATGTTACCCAATGGAACGTTAACCGTGTGGATCGTTGGGTTGGGTTTACCCGCGTGCGTCGCCTCGATTGTAATCTTGAGGTGGACGATGTGCAGAAAACGCATGGCCTTCACGAAGACTTTCCAAGTCATCTGAGGTCGTGCAAATTCTTTAGTGATATTGCCACGGATACTCGTTTGATCGCGCTTGTTGTTGGGAACCCCGTTTCGTACATCGTTGATAAACGAGTGCATCAGAACACCCCAACGCATTGGGTTGATGCCATTGTCCAACAACATGATTCGGAACATGCGCGACAGTACACCGTTCACACCGGTAGTACGGTTTACTCCTTTGTCCGGAGACGTCAGAAGTTGAGTGATCTTATTTCTGGCCACAGTACAACCCTCTTATTTGCGATAAGCAATAGACAGCAATGCTCTCGTCAAAGTCTGGATGTCGGCAAACACGTGCGTGAGCATTCTTAAGTTGTGCTCATAGTGCGCGTGGGTCTCACCCTCGTCTTTGTCCATGGCCATACAGATGCCTTGGGCGTGACGCTTGAAGGTTGCGACAGCCATTGAGATCTCCATGATGTAGCCATCTTTGGTCACCAGGTAATCTTCAAGGTTTGTTACGGTACGATCGATCTTCACCACGTCCGGGGTGATGTGTCGACCATTCTTCAGCTTGAAGGCGATGTCCTGCAAGTTGTTGAAGAACAGATCAACGTTCGGATACAGCATTTTCAGCTCCAGCTGAAAACCTTGCATCGGCTGATAAGTATCGAACTGATCAGTTTGAAGCAGCTCTAAAAGCTCCCAGGTCTGTACGCGATCCGGCTCGTACGGTTTGACTGGTTCGCCTCGCGTCACTTGCTTGACACGATAATTGAGCAATCGACGTTTTATCCACATGGACAACTCCGCTTAAAATGAACCCATTGATAGAACATAGCGTAACCACTACACCTAGATGATATGTGTTTCAAATTAACTTGGTGGTGTGATATGTCTCAGGTAGAAGTCGTGGACAGAGACGACGCCGTCCTTGATTATACTCAAGGCGTGCTGCGCGATCTCGCAGAAGACATTCTCAAGAAGGGGATGGCTGAAGTTGGGGATGACGACAAGAAAGTTTTATTGGTTGCGCTAAGAGATATGGCTGGTACGGCCATTGGTCGTAAACGCATCAAAGTTGAAGAACGTGTGGCTGACACTGCTGAAGGTACTGCTGGTCTGATTGCTCAGATCCTGCACGACTCCACGCTGATGAACCACTTCCGGGCAGATCCTAAAGACATTACTCCTCGTGCGAAAGTTGTACTGGGTAGTGATATTCCGGAACCAACGTTCCTGCCGGGCGAGATGGACATCCAGACCGCACAGCAAGACGTCGACAGCTTCATGGCGCGCACGGCGCACCTGTCTGAACAGTTTGACGACGACGAAGGCGACGAGTAAAGCTAGGTCATAGCGGGCAGGGTCTACCCCTGCCCGCTTATGCCGTCAAGTCATGTCACGAGGTCGGAACGCAGAGAAGAACTTGATGTCGACCAAATTCAATTCCACCAGAGGACTCGCGGCAGCCTCAACGGCTTTGAACGGGTGCATTGCCTCTGCTTTGAGTTTAGCCATGTCCTGATCACTCGGCAGCGTGTCCTCGAAATACAGCTCGGGGGCAAACATCGTGATCTCAGGAATACGGCACTTCATGAAGTTTCCGTTCTCGGTGTTTGATTCCAGGAACGAGTTGTAGTCGTACACCACCATCATCGAGTAATGGTCTTTGCAGTATTTCGGGGTGAGTCGAGCAGGCGGAATGGACCGCATGTAAACTTTACCCATCCCCAACACTTTCGCGTTGAAGATTTTCTGATACTCCTCGATGATCAATGTCGACAACTGGTAAGGCCAGTAGTTGACGACAAACGCAGCACCGTCATGAAACGGACGCTTGATGGCTTGTTCACGCAGCACGCCTGCCAGATGGCACATCAAAGCCACGCCGTCGGTCATCACAGACTTAGACAGCGTCACCACGTCACGCTTGGCATAGAGTGCTTTGAAAGCCTCCATGTCCACACCCTCGAACTTGTTCTGGATGCGTGAGTGATAGTTGTTGTTGGCCACTTGCGTAGCCAACTCATCTGACATTCGAGCAATGGTGCCAAGCACCGTGTCAACCAGACAATCGAGTTCGAAGTAAATCGTTTCCTCTTTGCCCGTCTGACCCAGTGAGGCTGCACGATTGCGTTTAGCCATTACTTATTCCCCTTCTCCGGCAGCGCATCAGGATCTGGCGCTTGAATCCAGGTCTTGAGCAGCAGGACGCATACCAGCCAGCGGTTGTTGACCAGCGACGACGTAGCAACGTCATCAGTGACCATGCGCTCGTAGACCGGCTTGGGGATCAGTGACGGAACCTGATAACCAGAAGCCACGCCCATCACAGTTGCCAAAGCCTCGTGGAACTCACGACCATGTCCCAGATATGCCTGGAAGTTGAACGTCAGCGTCAGTACGAAGTCGCGAATGTCTTCCTTACCAAACACCTCACCGATGATGTCGGAAAGGCCCTGCTGGGTGAGCATCATCCATGGGTGTTTGCGCAGTACGACGTCGTACACAAACGACATCACAATAGTCTTGCTTTCACCAAACGTGTTGGCAAGGGTGTGGTTGAATGCTTGCGTGAAGCACTCACCCACTTCACGAATGTCTTCAGCAGCAAGTTCCATGCTTATTCCTATTTTTCACGGCTTGCTGCACGAGCAGCCATTTGTTTAGCACGATATTCTGGATTGCTCCAGAGGTTTTTAATGTTGCTGCTGTTCTGCTGCTTGAATTCATCAGATCGAGTCTGACCCTTTGTCGACACGCGTTGTCCCGTCTCGTAAAGAACCTTCAGACTTTCCCCAATCTTCTCAGCCCGTGAGTTTCGAGCCTCCTCAGACATTGCAGCTTTACCAGCGGCCTGTGCAGCAATAACCTTTTCACGATGCGCAGGATCTTCCCATTTCAGGGTAGTTGCCATACGCATCTTTTCTTTTGACTCCTCGGTGTGTTCGGCCCCAAAGCGAGGCGTCCTTACATCCTTGGCCAAATTCAAAAGCAGTCCGCTATCCCAATGTTCATCAACTAAACATTGCTCGATGTCGAAAGCTTCCTCTCTGTCCGCAGAATAAACATCAACACCCACAAAATCGAAATTCTGATTGGCGTTGTAAGCACCTTGCAACTGATGGTTCCAGTGACGATCATTTCGCAGCAGGTACTCGTGCATTTTGTAACGACTTTTCAGATTACCGCTCCCGACATAAGTCTGGTCAGTATCCTTGTTGTGGATTATGTAAACACCCACATCGTCCTGCATGTTCTCACCGAGGTTGTGTCTCATGGCCTTATCTCAAATTGACTCCACATAAGATAAGGCATTAATCTGAAGTTAAGGTGTTATCGAGGTGCATGCACTTCAGATAAATCGAAAGTGTCTGCGTGGATTTAACGACCGTACCCAAATGCTCAATGGCTTTCTGGGACGTGCCGCCGGACTCAGAGATCTGGCGGTTCTGTGCGTCGAATGCTTTGGTGTCACCACCACGGAACTTGATCATCTCCGTGATGTTTGCGTCCAGACCCAGTGCTGCCAGAATCTGCAACTCAGGATAAGACAACTTCGAACCCTGAGACTTGCCGGTTGGCTGGCCAGAGAAATCGTCCACCGATTTGTTGTCCTCGGGGATAGAGATCTTCTTGGTCAGCAGCTGAGCCTGACGGCGCAGCGGGAGTTGCATCACCAGGTACTTGATCGGCGTCAAATACGGTGCATCCAAATGCGGTGACTTCAGCCACAGGCGTTGGAAGAAATTGTGCCCCAGCTCTTCAGCGATGCCAAGATTGCGCTTGGTAGAAAGCTTCTGTGCTTGCAGGTTGGGGGCGATAATTACCAGACGGGTTTTGCCGTCTTCGATATCCGCCATGAACGTATCGAACTTGGCGTCCGACATCCCAGCGAACATCTCTTCGTACATCTTGACGTTGTTGCTGCCCGGCAAGATCTTCTCGATGTACTTGAGAATAAATGCTTCGGCAGCTTTGCGGTTAGTAGCCATGGTCAGCTCGCTGTGAGGTGGCTAGTCAGTCTCTGGATTCCAGATCTTACTTGCCCAAGTCCTGTTGAAGCGTTGTTCCTGAAGCTCCTTGACTTTTGCCGGAGTGGATTCCTCCGAATCAAAAACAAACACAGTGTTCTTGATGCCGTTAAGCGTGCAAGTGTTCACCATGTTCTTTGTACCGGGAGACAACAGATCCCAGAATATAATCGCCTCGTTACAGACTTTCGCCATGTGTGCGTTGCGGATATACCCTGCGCTCTTACCGTGCAGATCCCAATCAGCGGGCATCTCACGACATAGGATTTGGTTTTCTTTACACCAGCGGATGATCATGTCATCTGCACCGCGGGAAGCTTTACCAGAGATAAAGCAACCGTCTTCCAACATCAACTTGCGATCAATAGCCGATTCAAGCGAATCACAAAAGTCCTCGTAGTTGTTGAAACCACGAGAACCCGCTACTAAGATCCGAGTACCGAAGTGTGCCACAAACTCATCATCCGACAAGCCCTGCACAGCTTGGTACTCGATCTCGAAGTCGCTTAGTGAATCGCTTCCGGCAGGTGGTTCTCCACGATGCATGGTGCGACCCCTGTGCGGAACAAACGCAACCAGTCTTCGAGACTACCCTGCTCAACCAGGCAGTAGCGAATGTCCATGGTTTCTTGAGCCAGGGCCCCGATCGTTTCACGCCAGTAGCGATTGATCAGGAAACGCTGGATCTTTTCGTCGTGGACGTGGAGAGCGTCAGGATGGACGCGGGACTCCCAGTCGGCTGGACGCTTGTGGCCGCTCTCGCTCAGGATCGCAGTGATCTTGGAAACGAGGTTTGGGTTTTCAACTGGCAGCAGGCTGCCAATGTCTTCGTACTGTTCAGTCATTTTGGTGTGCCCGCCTTAGGCAGATCGCGGTAGTGGATGAGGAGCGCACGCAGTTCGTCAACGAACTCGTGAGTGTAAGGGACGTAAGCGTTAGGACCGGCCTTCAGCATTACCAGCTGATCGTAGCTGCCCTTCGCTTCGAGGAACGCATCCACACGACTGATGTCCTGACCCATCAGCTCGCGCATCTTGGCCATGAAGTCGTTGTAGTGGAGCGAGCGAGGACGCTGTTTGATCAGATCAACCAACGCCATCTCTTCGTAGCTGCTGGCCTTGAGCTCTTCAGCAGACGGCGCTACGTAGATGATCTTGAGGATCGCCCGGTACTCTTCGATGAAGAAGGAAGACATTGGCTTGGTTTCGCCATTGCCCATTTCGATCTGGAAGAACTCAGGAACTTCAGTCACGCCATCGAGAGCGTGAACCGAGCCGTCGGGATGGAATTCGAACTTGGCTTGGCGTTCGCGCTCTTCGGTGACCAGACGCATCAAGTGCGGATGCATTTCTGCTTCGCACGATTTGCTCATATCCAGTTCGAGAAGTTCTTCGGCCGAGAGGTTATCAAAATCAGGTTTTGCTGTAGTCATTACGCAGCCTTCGCAAGTGTGCCGACATTGGCTTTTGTGGTGCCGTGATAGCCGACCACACGGGTCTTCTTATCTTCGGCCAACCAGTAAGGATGGTACAGACCAGCACGCATGCGTAGCAAGTCCATGGTTGACAGGAACGGGATTGGGTGTTCCTCATCGTTGATGGTCCACCAGCCACGGGTATCAAGCAACTGATCCCAGTCGTAGCCTTTGGCCTTCAAACCGTCGTACAGCTCTTGAGGAGTGCACATGATCCCTTCGTCCAAGTGGTGCCACATGTAATCCATCTGGCACATCTCGGACGTGATGTTCAACGCACGACGCAAGCGAGCATCGTTGTCGATCTTGCCGCGCACAGTGGTACGCTGCAAAGAGCAGTCCGGGTACAGAGCGATGTCGTACGAACTGCCGCCTGGCTTCACCATGCCGTAACGAGCGTTGTTACGAATGTGGTGGAACTCAGTCAGCGACGGCAACACACCTTCGGTCTGCGAGACGATCAACTGCAAGGTCATGCCAGTAGGGCCAGACTTCGCACGCAGGTTGCGGATGTGAACGATGTTCAAGTCCGTATCGAGTTTCAGGTTGTCGTCAGAGTTACGCGGGTACTCTGGACCTTTGGTGCCTTCGTTGATCAGTGGCGCTGCGTTGAACGCATGCCAGCAGTTGTGGGTCACGAACGTGAACTTGTCCGTAGTCCCTTTGATCTTGTCGCCGTTCTTCAGATGCTTGAGCTTCTGAATAGGAACTTGTTGCCCACCACCAGCCTGCTGCATCGTCGACTCTTTGCCGATGTGTGCAGTCATCAGGGTGTAGTTGTAACCACCGCCAGCCAGTCGTGGAGCTTCCATCAACAGACGCAACTTGGCCAAACCTTGTCGCATGTGGATGGTGTTACCTTTGGAGTCGCCCAGCTCAACGTCCTGCATTGCAGTCACGTCGTCGGTTTCGAACTCAGTGAAGCTATCCACTTCCGTGAACGTAGGTTGCAAGATCATCAACGGACCTTGACGACCACGGTTCCAGAAAGGAGTGGATACCGAAAGCTTCGACGAGTTCTTGAGTTTGGCTTCCAGCCACTCTTTGAGCGCGTCCCACCATTTGTTGCCGGACAGAACAGTCTTGTCCGTGATGACCCAACGAGCGTTGGTGAGGATGTCTTCGCCGCCGAATTCTTCGATGCGGTTGATCATCTCCAACAAGTGCCACTCTTGGATGTTCACCTCAGTATCGTACGTGTTGCCGATACTGCCACGCATACGCGACATCGCAGTCAGAAACTGAAAGTGCATAAGCGTGGATTTAAAATTGTTGCCGATACCAACGATACCAGTCAGCGCACCCAAGCCACCATTCAGGATGTACTGACCCAAACGACCTTCCAGGAATGTACCTGTAGGAACGTCCAGCAGTGCACCAATGTTGATCAAAGCTTTTACAACAGGAGCTGCTTCAAACGCGGGTCTGAGTTCCATTAATAAATTCTCACGGGGGGTTGTTGCTTTCAAATGATTGCGGGGATGAGTATTTTTATGACGTTTGCATTCACTAGCCATTCTACCGGACCGCCCACCATGCCGACTAATAGTCTCCGTAACACGAAAAACATGATTGCACTGGAGGCATTCTCCACCAGTGATTTGTCGGGGCTGCTCAAGCGGGCGTTCCCACAGATGGTTGATGACCTCAAAAGCTTCATCGGTATCGCCAACCCACTCTCTGCTGCCATCCAGCTGACTCCAGAAGCACGTGCCTTTATTGGCAACGTTGTGAACAAGCACAGCTACATGGACACCGCTCCAATGGCAGCTTGGGTTCCTGAAGGCATGACGGCTACTTACGCCGACTACCTGCCGGTGCTGCAAGCATCTGTTGAACACGCTGCGGGCGTTGTGGACGAAACACTGATCCCGTACTGCACGCTGTTGTCGAAACTGATCTCCAACAAAGACGATCAACTCTCGACGCAAGCCTACGACTACTCTGGCCTGGAAAAGGTTCGTGACGGTCTGCAAGCTGCCAACGACAAGTGCTTCAAGCGTGGCTCGTCTACTGCTCAGGCTTCTCTGGGTGATGTGGTCAAGCGCAACTCCGAGTGGGAACACATCCTCTCCACCAGCAACAAGCTGCTGGACAAGATGAACAAGGTTGACCGCAAGGCGCTGAACAAGAAGGTGGACGAATCTGCTCACCTGCTCGACACCATCATCAAGAAACTCAAGAACGAAGAGTTCACCACGATCTCTCCACAGGTTGTTGAGAACTTGGCCAACGGCGCGTATCAGGTCGGCAAAGAGCTGGAATTCTTCTCCATCACTTACTACCGCGTACTGAGCTTCGTTGAGGCTGTCAACAAGAC